CTCCGGCTTCCCACAATTCAATTGCGGCATCATCGTTTTCAAAGCCATACTCGCTGGCAAAGTCTACAGAAGAAGAGGCAAAGACACTCTCAGCGATACCGTATTCTTGGATAAAATAGCAAATAGACTTTGCGGTACTCGCTTCGGCAACCATGTTGTCACCGTCGAACATCTGAATCATGGCGTTATCTGCTGAAATAAAATCAATCATTTTTTCTCACTTTCTTTCTGACTACACATATAATATAGTCCATCTAATGGTAGATGTCAACCCCTTTTTTCACTTTTTTTCAAAAAAATTCAGATAAATTTGCATGTTTATTGAGGCGCTCTAGGCTCTTGGCATAGTATTCTTCATCACGTTCACATCCAGTAAACGCATGACCAGTCGCTGTACATGCCACAGCAGTTGATCCAGAACCAGAGAAGCAGTCTAATACAGTCTCATCTTGCGGACAGTATGCATTGATCATTCTCTGTAATATGAATTGAGGCTTGACTGTAGGATGAAAGTTAGATTCTTGTGCCTCTTTAGACACAGTGGTCAAATTACCTTCCCATACAGTTGTGGGTATCGTACCATTCGTGTAGTCTTTACCAGTACGCAAGTTACGTTTCATCTTACGTTCTACTTCTACCTTAGTACGATCAAAGAAGAACTCTTTACCCTTGCTGTAGCACCACGCTGTCTCAAACTTATGTGCGAAGTTGTTACGGGGTCTACCACCCCAGTTATATGACCAATGAATAGCTGGCTGTGCAACTAGTCCATCAATCTGATTTAGTACCTCTAACTTGAGACGAAAGAACAGGTCAGTCTTTTGTGTACCCCAAACGCACATCATACGTCCATCTTTCAGTACACGGGCGCACTCAGTAATCCACTGTCTGCACCATTCTAGATAAGCATCTTCTGTGGGAAATGTATCCCAGCCAGCACCACCATCATACCCGATGTTATATGGAGGATCATTGTTGATATGACCAACAGAGTTGTCGGGCAATGACTTTAGAAAGTCAAGGCAGTCTTGGTTGCTTATCTCAATTGTCATAGCTACCGACCTTGACAAACTTACGTCTCGACTTTGAGAACTGCTTCATAGGCGTACTGAATACTTTCAACTCAGCATCAGGCGCTTGATAAGCCACTAGATGGCCATTTTGATCTACATGATAATTACCCTTAGGCATATCCCAATCAGTCACTTCTTTCAATATACTAATCAAATTCATTATACTCCGGATTTTTATATACTGTAGTATACATGGTTTTATCAGCCAAGTCAATCTTTACAGTATTGAGGTTAGTTGTCTGTCCTGGCTTTCGCTTTGCATTGTTCTCTGTAAGTTGACGAATGACCTCATCAGTCTTGGGTCGAATGATCATCATGCAGGTTTCTTTGTAGAACACCCCATAGTAGTGGTCGACCTCTGCATAAGCATCAAGGGCAGATTGCTTATAAGCACCGTTGTATACACCCTCAACTTTCAGAGATGAGAATAGCTTGCCAGTTTTAGGATAGCGAACTCGCTGAAACAGGTTGTTCAGTTGCTTGTCTTCGATTGCTTTGGATTTGTATTCGGCAAACTTACCATTAGCTTCGTCCCAAGCATCAGAGCCGTACTCATCAGAGCCTGCACCCGCTGATATCTTGGTGTGTGCCTTGTGACCTAGCTTCTCTGCCATCACGGGCTCACGCCATTTGGTCTTGTCTGTGACTTTGTGAAAGCCGTCTATCTCACCCTTGACGTACAAGGCTGCCGCTAGTTCTTCATAAGTTAGTTGATCGGCTAAACTCTTTACTGCTTCCAAATTCATAATGTAAACTCCAGTTGCTCTATGCATTCTAACGCATATTTACGCTCAAGTCTATAGGCTTCTTTTTCCCATGGAGCATCGATGTAAGATACGTTATTATAACTTTTCTTTTTCCACATTGTGTTGCCATGGGCAACTCGTAACTCACGCCTTGCATACTGCTTTACGTGAATCATTTCGTGGATGATCGTTCCGACCAATTCAAATATAGGTAAAGATTTGCGAATAGTAACGGTGAACTCACGATTGGTATCTTCTTCCATACAGTAACCGTATGCATCGTCACCATTCATTGAACTGAGTTCAACAGCGATATCGAGTGTTCGCATTTTGGGCATCAACTTCGTGATACTCCAGTTGACAACCATCTCAGCTAATTCACGTTGCTTTTTGGTACCGCCTGTGACACAAACTTCATTCATAATCAAACCTCATCTCAACGAAACAAGTATAGTATCTCACATATCTATGGGCGTGTCAACACTTTTTTTAAAAAAAGATTTGCTTATAGATCAAGCACTTAGGTCATAAAAGGTATATTTGCATAAAATTTCTTCACCTGGCCAGATATCTTTGGTAGCTACCATGAAGAATCTACTGTCTTTTTGCTCTTTGGCGATGTTTGCGTTGTCTTCATCGTGGTTATAGAAAGCGCCAAGGGGTGTCCTCATAAGCTGTTCACCCCAATAGAAATGAGACATCCCTATCTCTTCGCCCTTTTCTATCTTCTCTATACACCACAGACCTAGTCCGTGTATGCTCGACTTCTTGATTGTCACACAAGATGGTAGTGGTGTGTACATTGTATATCCTTTCTAGCGTTTGATGCCTTTGACGATACGAACTATCTTGCTCATAAGCATCTTGATTACAGTGAAGTGAAATAGACCATGACCGTATAGCCAATGGAATGTGTGGTTATTTTCTATCTGATCTTTACTACCGAACTTACGAGTCCAGTTGTCTACGTACTCGCCTTTGTATCTTAGTACAGCGTGTGATATTTTAGACTTAGATGGTCCTACACAACAAATACCTGCTTGTCTTGTGAGTAGCATCCACCACATTGTGATATCGCTCTCTCCACAAAGTCGCCATAATAGCGACAAAGCGTAGTCTTCGCAATCCCCTTCGAACTTACCTTCTTCACTTTCGTTACGAATGATGCACCAAGCATCTGCCATTCCGTATTGTTCTTTGTCATACCTATACTTCCATTTGGCAGTAAAGGCTGAAGTAACGGCGTCTCTAACCCGTATCTCCTCTCTCTTCATCTCTCAGACTCCTTACATGTGTCTTATGTATCTTACAATTGATTATGCCATTGTAGTAATCATCAGACAATAACACTTCTCTATCGAATTGTTCCTTTGCTTCAAGGTAACTCATTACCCCTTTAGAACTACATAAATGTAAAATCTCTCTGCGAAACGAATCAGCACCGTGTTCTTCAACAAGTGCTTTGACTTCATCAGAAGAGCCAAAGTATGTTTTCCAATCACTCTCAATGACTTTTTTTCTTTTTCTAGTTTTACCCTTTAACGGCGGTAATCTCCGTGTGGACTGAAACAGCTTCTTGCCTACATAAGACTTCTCGTTCTGATCAGTTATTATGTACACAAAGCCCACATATTCTTCTATCATATCACTGGTAAATTCTTTACCTTGGTAATGCCACATGTTCTATAATCCTATAAGTTTCCATCCATGATTAGCTATTGCATTCAATATAATTGCTAGGCAACATATAATATGTAGTAAAACCCAAAACGTGCGTATTACAGCAACTTTGTCAGCCTTTCGATCTTCTTCGTATTCCTTTGCTCCAATAGCCTTGCACCAATATTCCCAGATACGTCTGATCTTATTCATATTCCTCTTCGTCTTCTCCACTCCATGGTTCACGCTCTAACTCTGGGTCAGGCAGTTCCTCACCACAAGAAGGACAAAATATTAGTTCGTCATCTTCCATCTCAAACTCTATCATAAATTGTGTATCACAGTAAGGACATTTTTCCTCAACTCTATTGATCATATGCTTGCTCTACCTCTATGCTACATTTACGAAGAAATTCTACTCCGTCCTCGTTTCGGTATTTATTTTTGTAATAGACAGACGTGATTCCACTGGTATATATAAGTTTCGCACAGTCTAAACATGGCGCATGGGTTATATACATCGTACTGTTTTCGCCACTTTCATTCGATCTTGCTAACTTAGCGATAGCATTTGCTTCGGCATGAATCACTTCTGGCTTAGTCTTAGTGTCAGTGTATATATCAATGTCATTTGGGTGCACCTTGAAGTGTGGCTCGTTGATGACATCTTCACACTCATTAGACCAACCAGAAGGCATACCGTTATAGCCAATAGAAATGATCCGATTGTCTTTTACAACAATCGAACCAACCTGTAATCTCTTGGCTGAAGACAGAGAAGCGAACCTCTCTGCCGTATCCATATAAGCGTGTTGCCACTTATCCAAAGTTATATGCCTCATTCCAATCGCCTTTGAGACCTGCAACTTCATATTCTGTTACACGGTTTTCAAAGAAGTTGGTATGATCTGCACCATTTAGAATCCATTCTAACCACGGTAGTGGGTTGTCTTTTACTTTGAAGTTAGGTTTCATGCCTAGCTGAATCAAACGTCTGTCGCTAATATATCGTACATACTGCTTGACTTCGTTAGACTCTAGACCTTCGATCTCACCCATATCGTATGCTAGATCAACAAACTTGTCTTCTAGCTTTACTGCGTTGCGTGACATCTCGTAGATATCTTTCTTGAAGCTATCGTCTACAATGCGTGGATGCTCCTTACAGAATGTCTTGAATAACTTAGCGATACCCTCGACATGCATTGACTCATCACGAATCGACCACTCGACAACTTTACCCATACCCTTCATCTTACCGTAACGCTGAAAGTTCAGTAGCATTACGAATGATGCAAACAATGCAACACCTTCGTTCATTACTGACTTAGCAAGGGCAAGACCTAGACCACGCATTGTATTGACATCTGAGTCCATGATAAAATCAATCTTATCAGCCATCTCTTGATACTCAAGGAATGCGTGATACTCAGAGTCAGGTAATCCTAGCGTTTCATTCAATAGTGCATATGCTCTCTGGTGAATACCTTCACGTGTAGCGAATGAGCCTAGCATGTTACGAACTTCGTTGTTCTTGAATTTAGGAATGAACTGGTCAAAGTAGTTCTGTCCAACAGCAACGTCTGACTGTGTGAAGAGGCGAAGAATGTTTGTCACATATTCTTTTTCAACCTCTGTCATCTTGCCACCTTTCCAATCAGTGACATCTTCTCCCAGATCAATCTCATCTTCGATCCAGTGTGCTTTCTCATGGCGTGTAGTCATCTCTACTGCCCATGGATAATGAAAGGGCTTATATGTTTCAGAAAACTCTAGCAGACCACCGCCGGCTTTCTTTAGTAAAGTACTAGCCTGTGACATCAAATCATTATACGTACCGATCAGTTTGTCGTTGATAAAGATTTGGGGTACAGACCTAGCATTAGGCATCTTCTGATAGAATGCCATGCGCTCTTCTTCACTGTCTAGTTTGATCTCAGTGTAAGTTAGGCTATGTGTCGTAAACCACGCTTTCGCTTTCTCGCAGAAAGGGCAGTTCGACTTCGAATAAATTAGTACGTCCATTTTTTCTCCCAATGTATCATTCCTCTTTTTAGATTGACATTTGTAAATTTGCATCAGCATGACGTTGTTCATCTTCCCGAACTTTTATAATCATGTCTGACAGTTTAGCATCATCTGGTAGACTGTAATACTCTTTTGCCATTTTTGGACAAGGAGCATTATATATCTTACCTGATTGTATTCTATTCAAATACTGCGAATAGCTTATCACCGCTTCTTGTTCGAAGTAGTGAATCATTCTGTGGCACGTCTTCGGAAAGAAGATATACAACAGAAGGTAATAGTGCCAGAATAAGAACTGAGCGATAAAGATCAATAGTCTCTCTACCCAGTTTGGATTAGAAATCTCAATGAAGAAC